AGCTAAACGTTGTCTGGGTTCTGCAGCAAGTCTTGTAGCAGCATCAAACTGAGCTCCGTACATTTGATCTTGTATGCGTCTGCCTGTTCCACCTAGTCCTTCAAAAGTTCTTATTTGGTTTAACAGATTATTTTGAGCAGTAGTTCCAAGATCAGCAAAACTTGTTCCTAGTGCGCCAAGTCCTCTGGCTGCGTTTTGCGCTGCCGTTGTAGCTTGTCCAAATCCTGTCGAACGTATGCCACCTAAAGCTTCCGCTGCGCCTCTGCCAAATGCTCTTTCTCTTTCTTGTTCCATTAGCCTGCCACGAGAACCACCAAACGCTCCTCTGCTTACAGCTTGTGTTCTATCAGCAATACCTTGTTTTGCACTTTGCTCTTGTAGGTCAGACAGTGTTTGTTGCACAACATCTTGTTCGTACGGATTGTAAAACTGTCTGATGCCACCTGGCGTAAAATAGCCACCTGCTTGTTGCATCATCTGTCCGCCTTGCTGTATGTATGGGGTAAACCCACCAAGGCCACCAGCTAATTGTCTGGCTTGCATTTCAAATGGGTCTAATCCTGCTACTTGTTTAACAGGAACTGGTGTAGGTGTTTGTGCTAAACCAAATGCAGATTCCAAAAATCCACGACGCATAGCCTGAGCATACGGCTCTTCATACAATGCTCTTGTTGTAGGTCCACCTCCTACTGCTGTTCCACTAAAAAAACTTGGATTAACTGACATTATCCCATCCTCTCTGCTTGTTTCATTAAATTGTATAAATTCTTAGCTCCAATGTTATCAGTGGCTTTTCTTGTCATAACAAACTCACCTGGTTCTAATCTTGCTAGTGTTATATCTCCAGGACCTTCATCTTTGCCAGCACCGTGTACGCCACCGTGTTTCATTCCAGGAGGCGGTGCATTAGCGTAAGCAACACCTGGCATTAGTGCAGGTTGTATGTTGAATACCCGATAGTCAGGCATACTGCCAAGGCCTTGATCGCCAAAAGCTTCTGCTCCAATAGGTACTCTTATATCATCTTTTCTTTGTTCTTTTAAGTAGTTATACAAAAGCAATTGTCCTATAGGGGAGTTAGCAAAGTCTGTAATGCCTCCAGTGACTCCTTGCATAATTCCTTGAGCCCTGTCTTTTCCTCCTTTTCTGTCCGCGCCAAAAAAACCTGCAATAATATCTAGAATGCCAGGTTTTTCTGGGAAGTTTAAATCTATATATTCGTCGTCTTTACCTGGGCCAGCAAGATAATCTTCTAAACTTCCTAAACCTTTATTTTCTAAAAAACTATCTACTAAATTACCGTAGCCTGGTCTATTGTTCATTGCATCCATAAACACATCAGAGCTTATAAACTCAGACTTGTCGTCATACATATTATCTAAAAAATTGCCTATTTGATCGGAAGCAGTTCCTGGACCACTATAGTCTGTAAAGTTATAGTTATCGTCTAGCAAATCTGTCATATTAAAGTCTGAAAACAAATCATTAACGTCAAAAGAGCCTATACCATAGTTGCTAGGATCATAGGAGTAGTCTAGATCAAACTCTTCAGTTGGATCATACGTAGCTATATCAACTGGTGGTAAATCAGTATCTGTAAAAAGATCGTCTAAAAAACTAAAGTCTACTGCCATAATGCTCTCTATATTATCGTTTTTTCTATTCGTTGTCTTGTTTGTTCGATGCCCCAAAGTAAAAAGATATGATAGCACTCGCTAAACCACCAAGGTAGCCTAATACAAGGTTTATCAATGCTTCTGAGTTTTGTTCTGGTGGTTGTAAAGTTACTAAAAATATGTAGCCCATAAAGCCTCCTACAACAAATATACCTATTACTCTAGCTGTCCAATCTTTGCTAAAGTTCTTCCGTGCATCTTGTACTTCCGCTGTTTCTAGTGCAAATAGATCTATATCTAATTTTTTCATTTGCACTTCAAAGTCAGACTCTACTTTCTTTAACTGCGCCAGTTGTTCAGGCGTAGCTGTTTCCATAGCCTTTTGTATCTTCTTTGGTTCAGGATCACAGCCTAATACTTCTGAAATCATATTAGCAGCCATACCACCCATGGGCCCGCCTAATGCTGTTCCTATAGTTGGAGCTACCGTACCTACAAGATTTTTTAATATATCTAGTTTCATTAACACTTCCACCTTCTGCGCGCTTGCCTAATTCTTGAATTAGGATCGTTTCTAGTTTTAGCAGAGCTTCTTTTTAATTGACCTAGTGATCTTGCGCAATAAGATTTACGTCTTTTAGCTGCTTTGCTACCTTTTTTAACTTTACCTGTTACAGCAGTTTTTAACTTTGATCCAGGGTTGGCTTTCCTATAGGCTCTTACACCTTTTTTAGTCATGCCTGCACCTTTCTTGGTAGGACGATAGTTACCGCCTTTACCAGTCGTTCTGCGTATTGGTTTAGCTTTTTTTCGTGCCACGTCTTCTTTTCCTAGTTGCTGTTCTTCTTTTAGTTACAGGTTTTTTCTTCTTTACTATGGTGCGAACATTAGTAGGTTTCCCTCCTGGATTGCCCGCTGCTCTCTTTCTTTTTACTGCGCTTTTTCTTTGCGCTGCTGTCATGCTTCTAGCTTTAGATCTTGGTACACATTTTGGATACTTACGTTTACTGCCTTTAGCAGACTTTCTACCGCAAGCTTGGAACTTACCTTTTTTCTTAGGTGCACCGATGTCCACCCAATCACCTTTAGGCCCCTTTCCAAACCATGCGGTTAGTCCGCCTTTAGGCTTAGCCATTATGCGTACTTGCCTCCACGCTTCTTGTACGTACGCACTAACCAGCCATTGGCATACGCAGAAGGATAGACCTTAAATTTCTTTTTAGCTTCGGCTTTTACTCTAGAATACAAAGCTGGGTTAGTGGGCTTAGCACCGCTCTTCTTTGATTTTCTAGCTGTTTTCTTTTTTGCAGTCCTTGTAGCCATTATTTTTTCTTCCTTCTTCTTAGTTTTTGAAAATCTGCTCCTGTAATCTTATTACGAGGCTTAGCTACTTGAGCTATCTTTTTTTGTTTACGAGACAATTTTTTTGCCATTGTTTTCTCCTATGATAATTTAGTTTTTTTCCTGCGACCGCTTGATACTGCACCGCAACCTTTACTTTGCACCATCGTCTTGCCTGGCATAAACACACCGCCATTTTTCATCTTTGTGGCTGTCTTTGCTGCGTTGGCAAAATCTTGAGCACTCGGCGCACCTTTAGCACCTTTCTTTCTCATTTTTCGTCCTGACTTTCTTTTCTTATGTATATTTTCGTATAGACTCATTATGGTCTCCTTAGTTTTTTCTTATAGTTTGACACATTCTTTCTTTTCTTTTTAGTTTTTTTAGCCATCTAACATCATCGTTTGTAGTCTTACTGCTCGATCTCCTACTTGTCTAGCCCACTTACTATCCAACATTTCTTCGGCTGCTGTTTTCCAATCTTGTTCTTGTACAGCTGCAAGGTAGTTTTTAAATTTACTAAGTCTCGGATAGCCTAGATTAAAACACATGTTAGCCATAACACGTTGTCTTGCATCGCTAAGATCTCTCCACCATTTCATATTCTTGTCTAGCTCTGAGCAAACTATCTCTACATCCTGCTCTAAACATTCTTTAACTCTTTGTTTTGATATAGGCGTACCCATAGGTAACCCCCATTCTTTGTCTTTTTCTGTTATCAAATGCCCTACACCAAAAGTAGGGTATCCAAGATGATCCCTATAAATCTCATGAATAACACCTTCGTCTAACATAAGTTCTTTTAATAACTTATCTTTATCCATTATATTTTTATTGTTGTCGCCCCGTTTGTAGATACCGTAACTTTGCCCAAGGAAGCTACACCCTCTACACCAAATTCTCTTCGCTCGTATAAACTTATCCATTCTTGACCATTCCATAGTTGCAGTTCTTCTGCAGTTAAATTCCATATAATATCGCCTTGTTGAAATTTATTTTCATTACGCTGAGTTTCATTTACAGACAAAGTAGAATCTATATCTACTTTATTTAAAGAAAGCTCTAAAACTCTTACAAGCCTGTTAAAAGTTTCAGGAGATATTTCTCCAATAGCTACTGGTAATTTTGTTTCTAACAGTTTACTCATTATCTTCTGCCATTTGGTTTTAAATCCATGCGTGTAGCACCCACCTGATCGTGACTGGGAAAC